ATAACAGTTCGTGTTGAACTACACGACCAAAGAGTTGACGTACAGCCTTTAACAAATAGAGTCTTACCAGATAAGACAGAGAAAGAACAACCACCAATTTTAAACGTGCCTGTTATTTTTCCAGCATCCAAGACAGCCGCTATGACGTTCCCTGTTGATGTCGGAGACACAGTGCTTTGTGTGTTTAGTCAGAGATCGACAGACGGTTTCAAAGCAGGCTCAGGAGCTTCTACGTACACAGCACAGGATAAGCGCAAGTTTAGTATTCGAGACGCTATTGCAATACCGGGACTTTTTCCTTTCGAAGCTGCAGTAAACAACCCAGCCAAACGGAAGTGGACTCATTCTACCAGAGACCTTGTTCTCGTTAATAACATAGGTAAGGGAACAGAGTGCGAGTTTAGACTAAAAGAGAACGGCAACATAGAAATGAGAACCGATCAAGACTTTTACGCAACATTTAATGACGGGTTAATTGAGTGCAACAACTTGACAGTAAATGCTGCAGGAAACTTTACGGTTGTAGCTGGAGATTCAATTTCCATGACTGCAGCAAGCGATCTAAACCTACAAGCAACAAACTGGACTGCTGACATATCTGGAGCTACAAACATAAACTCACCCACAACTAATTGGACAGGTATATTCAACCTTGCAGGTACTCTTGCAATGTCTGGAGGGGGTGGTGGGGGCGGGACAGCCACTATCAACGCCCCGCTGACAATCAACAATACAGTTACGGTGGTTGGTGGGGATGTAGTTGCTGACGGTGTTGGTCTTAAATCACACAAACACAGTAACCCAGAAGGCGGAAGCGTAGGATCATCTGCAGGATAAGGAGAGTAAAATGGACATTCTTTTAGATGAAGACACACATGATGCTGTCTTTGTAAACGGGGCTACACCAATAACAAGCTCAGTGTCTGAAGGTCTTAAACAGAGACTAAAGATAAAGCTACTAACCTTTAGAGGGGAGTGGTTTTTAGATACAAACTACGGTACGCCCTACTTCCAAGAGATTTTAGGCAAGAATCGCTCAAAAGGTACGCTCGATCTCATATTTCGTCAAATACTAACTTTAGATAAAGACGTTGTTAACATAGTGAGGTTTGAATCAAAGCTGTCCACCAACCGTGTATACACTCTTACCTTTTCAGTGGTAGGGCGTGATGGCATAACAATCGAAATTAGAGAACTTGAGGTAGGAATATAATGGCAGGCTTAACAGATCAAGGCCTTGAAATAAAGAGGCTAACAGAAGTTCGAGAGGGTTTAAGACAAGAGGCTAACAGCCTATTCAGCGATCTTGTGGAAGAAGGTGACATTCTTGACACGAGTTCTGCCTCAACTATTGGTCGCCTCATCGGAATGGTTACACCGTCTCAGTCAGATATCTGGGAAGCCATCCAACAAGTGTACTCTTCATTTGACCCCAACTCCGCCTCGGGTATCGCCCTAGATAATCTCGTAGCCTTAGCTGGTATTGTGAGAAGAGGTGCTGTTTTCTCGACCGCAAGAGTGTTGCTCCAAGGTGACTACAACGTTGTAATACCCTCAGGAAGCCAAGTCAGCTCTAGCTTTACTAACAACAGGTTTAGAATCCCAAACGATGTTGTGTTAGATGAAAATAACGTTATTGGTTTTTCTTGTAAAATTCAAACAGTTCAAAACTCAACGCTTTACAACGTTGTTTATAATGGTGTTGACTTGTCTTACGTATCTAATGCCGTAGCAACAGAGTCGGAGATACTCCAAGGTTTGGCTACCTCCGTTAATGATAACTATGGGACTTTACTTACAGCAACCGTTGAGGGAGACACGCTACGAGTAATCTCAGATGACTTGGTAGTACAAGCGAGTTACAAGCTTTCAAGCAACTTATACTTTTTTGGTGTTACAAAGACTGTAACCTCTATCAGTACAGAGTCTGGGCCGATAACACAAAACCCCCTGACTATAAATAGAATATCTACACCAATTTTCGGATGGAACTCAGTTGTTCAGCCTACGGCTGCTATAGTAGGTTCTAATAGAGAAACTGATTCTGTATTAAGGCAAAGATTTTCTTATGGTAAGTTTACAAGGGGCTCTAATATTCTTGAAGCACTCTATTCAGACCTTATATCACTTGACAACGTTAAGGAACTTGTAATCTACGAAAACGTTACAGACGTAGTAGATAACATGGGCATACCGCCCCACACCTTCATGGTTCTTATTCGTGGTGGGCTTGAACAAGAGATTGCAGAGTTAATCTGGGCAAACCGACCCGCTGGTATTAGAACTCATGGTAATACTTTCTACCTTATTAAAGACATCTTTGGAAACCTAAAGGAAGTTTACTTTCAAAGGCCTAGGTTCGTAGATATCTTTGTTACACTAGAAGTCAGTGTAGATGATAACTTTCCGCCAGATGGTGTTGAACAAATAAGGGCGGCTCTCTTCGACTACATTAAGTCAAATGCCGTTGTAGGTAAGGGGACAACTTACTCTAGGTTATACACACCAATAAACTCCGTTGCTGGCCATCAGGTTGACTCCCTGTTTCTTGGGTTGTCTGCAAACCCTACAGGCACTGGCAACGTAACCATAGATTACGATGAACTGGTTAAACTAGAAATAGGCAATATCGAGGTAAACGCGGTATGATTAAACAAATACCCATCGCCACCTTCATAGGTGCGGTTAACCCCTTTAATATGGTGGACTACAAGGCGGAAGTGGTTGAGTTGTCTACGGTCCAGTTTAAGAATAGGATTATTTTTAACAGATACCTAGACTTACTAATAACAGGCCAAGTTGAGTTGCAAGTTGTTTTAAAAGACTTAATGCAAAACCGAAGCCTAGATAGTGCTATAGGCGCTCAGTTGGATGTTATTGGAAGAATAGTTGGTCAACCTAGACAACTATTCGACAGTGTTATCATAAGGTACTTTGGTTTTGCTGGTACGTCTGGTGCGTCCCCCTACAAGTCTAACTCGAATACAACAAGAACTTTTGGCCCTTGGAAAAGCGTTAAAGAGTCTTTACTTGGTTTTCGGGAGTTAAACGACGAAGAATATAGAAGGCTTATTAAGCTTAAGATTATAAAGAACACATCCAGCGCAAATATAACAGCACTCAATGATGGTGCTAGAATACTCTTTGGTGTTGACAATATAGACTATCAAGAAGATGTACCTTTAGACTACCTAGAGGGTGCGGCTGTAACAATAGGTATAGGCCGTGACTACAACGACCCAGAAAAAGCAGCATTCTCTGGCTTGGACGAAATAACCTTAGCAGAGAAATTTTTAAATCGACCTCTAGGCGTTGCCATCTACTACCAAGAACCTCTAACATTCTTTGCTAACTTCGTTAAACAAAGATACCAAAAATTTGTTTTTGGTTTTAGTGGTCTGACGCTAGTTCCTTTTGAAACTATGTTTACATTTACTAGGCCTTACACAGAAACCTACACAGGCTCTACAGGAGCTGTAGAGACAGCCGCCATAGACGAACCTAGGTTTAGTTATACTAGTGATACCCTAGAGCCTGTAGGCCTTCTAATCGGGGATGACGAGGTGTTGACACACACTTGGGGGCTAGAGTTAAACGACTCACAAGGAACTTTTAGAGTAGAACTCGAAAGTTACAACACAAGTGCTACCGAAGTCGTTATGGTTCTTGAGGGGAACGGCTTTAAGATGGTTCTGTTTAGGCAGGACACATACTGGAAGCTTAGAGTAGAAGAAGGTGCAACAGACAATTACGAGATGGTTACACTAGCCACAGACGACAATATTATTGTTAACATATCCTACACGCCAAACGGTGTTTACTTCCTTGTGGATTCTATCGAAAGATTTTTACCTTTTGAGTATGTCTACAACGCGACTAACCTGAGAGGGTTTGATATGGTTGTTGGTGGAGACTTCTTAAACAACTCTGGGGTAACTTACGACCACTTTAACGGTGCTTTAAAAACCATAGGTTACTTAAGACCTTACATAGGTAAAAACGAGAAAGCTGTTGTAGATGGGATGCAAATAACAACAGAAGACTATGAAAGAATTCTTAATGAGTTTGGCGAGGCCTTAAACAACATAATTTAAGGGAGTAGAAAGATGGCTGACGAGATTACAGTAAAAATTAGTGAGCTCCCCGGTGCAGGTGTTCTGACAGGGATTGAGTTGGTTCCACTAGTACAGGACGGAGTAACAAAAACACGTTCCATACAAAATATTGTAAGTGAGGGCGTCTTAAAGTTTCATACAGACGCCAGCGATCCTCACGACCAATATGCTTTTAGAATATTAAATAACCTCTCAGCTACAACAGACCCGTCAGCAAACAATGATTCTTCTGAGGGGTACGCGGTTTTATCTCGTTGGGTAAACATATCCACTGCAGAGGTTTGGTTGTGTGTTGGCAGCGAGGTAGGCAACGCTAACTGGCAGACAGCTACCTTATCTATATCAGACTTAGGTTCTGCTGCCGTTGCTAATACGGGTGCTGGTAACGGTTTGGATGCAGATTTACTTGATGGTAAACAGGGTACATTCTACCTAGACCGTAGCTCGCACACAGGTACACAACCTGCCTCCACTATAACAGGTCTAGCTGATGCTGCTACAACAACAGTAAGCACAATACGCGCAGGTACAACTAAAGGTAATGTTGGTTTATCTGCTGTTGATAACTACTCACGCGCTCATTACGATGGACGTTATTTAGCAACAAATGCTAAAGCTTCTGATTCTGATAATCTTGATGGCTTGAACAGTTCACAGTTTTCTCGGGTAACTAGCCGTTCTAATGCACGTGTTGGACCCGGCTGGGTAACTGTTGCCCAGAACACTAGCTCAAGATATTACGGTGAAGTGTATGTAACTGACGGTGAAAGCGGTGATCACTCGTTTATTCGCATATTTTGGATGCGTAGCTATAATGACTCAGATTTCGTCATAAAGACTGTAGGTGGGCATTCTCCAAGAATTACAGCAGTACGTGTTCTTCGTGATGGGAATACAACGTACGGTAATAAAAAATTACAGATATACGTGACAACGTCTTCTGACTATCACGTAGCTGTTTTGAGTCCAATGAACATTGCAAATTACGGCGTCCACTCTGTAGTACAACCAGTAGTTCAAAACAGTATCAGTGGGTATACAGAACAAGGAAAAATAGACGGTTTAGAATCAGCTTCTTTTGGTACCCAAAAAGAAATCAGAGTAGGTACTAACACTGTCTGGCATTCTGGCAACTTTGATCCAAATGACAAAGCTAACACAACCGGTACATACGCATTACGAGCTACAGGTACAACAAAAAGTGACGTTGGTTTATCTAACGTTGGTAATTATTCAAGAGCTCATTTTGATAGCAGGTACTTAGCAGCAGCAGCAAAAGCTGTTGATAGTAATAAACTTGATGGGTTGGATAGTAGCCAGTTTTTGAGAAGTGATGCTAATGATACTAAGAGTGGTACTCTTACTTTCTACCGCGCCAATGCATCTGGTGACACTATTAAGATTAATAATACTAGGTCAAGTAGTTGGCCTCTTATTATAAGATCAGATGGAGTTGGTAATGACAACCCTTCGGGATTTTGGCTAGGTTCTAACGGTTATCCTGATATGCGTTTGAGAAAACATAATAGTACTGTTACTGCGCTTATATCTTCATGGGAAAAGAGTTATGTATCAAACGGGTTTGATGTTACTGGTGATCTTGATGCAAGCGGTAGGATAACATCAGGTAATGGTATCGAAG